TTACCTTTGTTGCAAGAACTTAGGTCGTCTGGCATACCAGTTACTGACTATACCCCTAGTCGTGGTCAAGACAAGCTATCAAGGGTTAATGCTGTTGCGGATATCTTTGCTTCTGGCATGGTATGGTATCCTAAAACGCATTGGGCTGAAGAAGTAATAGAACAATGTGCATCCTTTCCTAGAGGATCACATGATGACTTAGTAGACTCAACAACACTAGCTTTGATGAGATTTCGTCAAGGTGGCTTTCTTGCATTGCCAAAAGATGTTGATGAGGATGATGAATTTTTTAACATAAACAGAAGAGAGCCTTGGTACTAATATGGCAGAAGAAAATACAGAACAATTAGACGATATTGATCTAAAAATAGGTGTGTTAAACCCTGAAGCTGTACAAATAGAAAGCGAAGATGGATCAGTTTTAATAGATTTCGATCCTAATCAGTCCACAGCAGAACCTGAGTTTGGCTCTAATTTAGCAGAATTTATTGACGAAAGTGCATTAGATCAAATGGCAGGCGATCTAATGGGTATGTATGAAGACGATAAGAACAGCAGGAATGAGTGGGAAGAAGCGTATACAGACGGTTTAGATTTATTAGGCGTTAAAACAGAAGAGCGTACAACGCCTTTTGATGGTGCAACTGGCGTAACTCATCCTATACTTAACGAAGCTACAATTCGTTTTGTTTCACAAGCTATGATGGAAATATTTCCTGCTGCTGGGCCAGTCAAGGCATCAATTGTAGGAACTACATCAAAAGAAAAACTGGAACAAGCACAACGTGTTCAACAATATATGAATTATTTGTTGACTGAAGAGATGGAAGAATACCGTTCCAGCACAGAACAATTATTATTTCAATTAGCTTTATCAGGTTCAGCGTTTAGAAAAGTATATTACGATGCGACAAACGATAAACCAGAAAGTTTGTTTGTACCTGCTGAAGATTTTGTGGTAAGTTATGAAACACATGACTTGAAAAATTCACCACGTTTTACCCATATAATGAGAAAGACGGATAATTTTGTCCGTAAGATGCAGATAAATGGGTTCTATAGGGATATTGAATTAAGCGATCCAGAAGGAGATACAACAAGTGTCAAAACAAAATACAACGACCTCACAGGAGTTACAGAAGTCTCGGAAAGTGACATTCGGATTATCCTCGAAATGCACGTTGAACTCGACATCGAAGGATTTGAAGACAAAGGAAAAGATGGAGAGCCGTCAGGATTGCAACTCCCATATGTCGTCACAATCGATGAATCGTCAGGAAAAATCCTTTCAATTTACCGTAATTTCGTACAGGAAGATCCACTAAAGAAAGCAAGACAGCACTTTGTCCACTATAAGTTTCAGCCCGGACTTGGCTTTTATGGCTTTGGTTTAATACATCTTATTGGTTCTATTGCAAAAAGTTCTACATCGATACTAAGACAGCTAATAGATGCAGGCACATTAGCTAACTTGCCTGCTGGATTTAAGGCTCGTGGATTAAGAATTAAAGGTGATGACAGACCAATAGAGCCGGGAGAATTTAGAGATATTGATTTACCGGGTGGTGCTATTAGAGATAATATATTACCACTACCATTTAAAGAACCATCAGGAACACTAGCACAGTTAATGGGTGTGCTTGTAGATGAGGGTAGAAGAATAGCTTCAATTGCAGATATTAATGTAGGTGAAGGAAATCAAGAAGCACCAGTAGGAACTACACTAGCTTTGATAGAGAGATCTATGAAAGTAATGTCAGCAGTCCACGCAAGAATACATAATTCGTTCCGCAGAGAATTTAAATTATTGTCCAGAATTATACGAGACAGTATGGAACAGTATCCGTATGAAATGGATGTTGACCCTATGATGTTATCTCAAGACTTTGATAACAGAATAGATATACTGCCTGTATCAGATCCAAATGCTACATCCTTTGCACAAAGAATGATGCAACATCAAGCCGCATTGCAGACAGCAAGCTCTGCACCACAGATGTATGATATGCGAGAGCTACACAGGCGTTTCTTAAAAACAGCAGGATTAGAAGACGTTGACAGTATATTACCAGATGTAACTGACATACCTGTTTATGATCCTGTATCTGAAAATGCAAGAATGATGTCAGGTGGGCCAGTCAAAGTATTCTCATACCAAGATCATGACTCACATATATCTGCACATATGTCTTTGATGCAGAACCCACAGATAGCACAAAATCCAAATGCAAAAGCTATTCAGGCTGCAGTAAGTTCACATATATCTGAACATATGGCACATAAATACAGAAATGAAGCTGAACAACTTATGCAAATGCCCATTCCACCACTTGATAATAAAGATGGCAAAGGCATATCTGAAGAGCAAGAACAGCAAATTGCAACTGCAGCGGCTCAGGCTGCGGCACAAATAACTGGTAAAGCACAACAACAGGCTATGTTAGAACAACAAATGGCGGCTGCACAAGATCCAGTTATGCAACAACAACAAGCTGAACTACAAATAGAACAGGCAAAAGTACAGCAAGATGCTCAGGAAGCACAATTAAAATCACAAACTGAACTTCAAAAAGCACAGATGAGAACAGCTTTAGAAGAGAAAAGATTAGCACAGCAAAGGGAGATAGCTGAAGCAAAGCTTGCAGCGGATTTAGTTAAGAACAGAAGTCGTTGATTTTATTGGCATTAACCATTTAACCTGTGTTATAGATAAGATAAGAGATTATTATGAATCCTGAAGTTCTGAATTTTACTGAACATTTTAGAAAACAATTACGTCAGTATATGAACGAATTAACTGATAGCGTAGCCTTGGGGAACGCTAAAAACTTTGAAGAATATCAAAGGTTTGTAGGTCAAATAGAAGGCTTGGCTATTGCAGAAAGGGAACTTCTTAATCTCGTCAAAACCCAAGATCAAGAAGACGATTAACGGTTTCAGCACAACCGCAATTCACATTTTGTGAACAATATTAACTGCTGCAAAGGAACTAAGATGACATCAGTATATTCTACTGCGGAGGTTCAGATACCAGAAAACCCTCCTAAACCAAAAGGGTATCATTTACTTATTGTTATGCCTAAAGTGCAAGATGCAACTAAAGGTGGAGTTTATTTACCTACTACAACCAAGACTAGAGAAGATGTAGCTTCAATAGTTGGCAAGGTTATTGATGTAGGTGATGACGCATATCCAGATACAGATAGAAGATTTGAAAGCGGCCCTTGGTGCAAAAAGGGCGATTGGGTTCTTATCTCTAAATACTCTGGTCATAGATTTGAATATGACAATGTGGAAATGCGTTTGTTAAACGATGATGCTATTTTAGCAACATTAGATGATCCAACTAAAGTGTCGAGGGCAACAACATGAGTGAAGAAGAAAAAGAAGTTGAAGTAGTTGAAGAGTCTGTTGAGACTGAAACTGTTGAAACAGAGGAAGCTCCTGAAGTTGAAGCTGAACAAAAAGCAGAAACTAAGAAGCCAACTAAATATCAAAAAAGAATTGATGAGCTAACACATCGTCAGCGTGAAGCTGAACGTCAGCGTGATGAATACTATAACGTAGCTAAAAAAGTTATGGATGAGAATAATAAGCTTAGACAACAGTCTAAAAGTTTTTCATCTATATCTGCTAACGAAATGGAACACAGAATTAACGCTGACATAGAAAATGCAAAGACTGCTTATAAAAAAGCTTATGAAGAAGGCGATGCAGATAAGATTGTAGAAGCTCAGGAAAAAATGGTCAAGGCTGCATCTCAAACGTCTGACTTAAATAAAATGAAGGATTACGCCAATCCTAAAAACTTTGAGCAACAGGAATTGCCTGTAGTTGCACCACCACCTGATCAAAGAGCAGTTGAGTGGGCGGCAGACAATACTTGGTTTAACCAAGATATGGTAATGACAAACGCAGCCTATGCTATTCATGATGAATTAGTCAAAAAAGGAATTACAGCAGAGTCTGAAAATTATTATGAAATGATTGACAGACGAATGAGGGAAGAGTTTCCAAGTAAGTTTGGGGGTACATCGACACCCAAATCTACTGAACATTCAACTGTTGTTACACCGGGAGGAAACCAAACTGGTAAATCTCGCAAAGTTCGATTAACACCCAGCCAAGTTGCTGTCGCCAATCGGCTTGGAGTTCCGTTACAGGAATACGCCAAGCAGTTTGCCGCACTAGAGAGGAATTAATATGTCCGATACCAAGCAAGCAAAACGATCCCCACGCTCTGTTGAGAAGCGAGAGAATGAGGAACGCAATCAATCATGGTCTCCACCAAACCTTTTACCAGATCCACATCCAAAAGACGGATGGTCTTTTAAGTGGGTTCGCATTTCTACGCAGGGTCAAGACGATCCAACAAACTATAGTAAGAAATTAAGAGAGGGTTGGGAAGCCGTACCTATCGAAGACGCTCCAGAAATGGCACATTTGGTCTTAGATCCAAAACCACGTTTTAAAGGAAAGGTAGAAGTCGGAGGTTTGCTTCTTTGCAGGATGCCTGAAAACATGGCAAAGCAACGTAATGAACATTATAGAAATCAGTCCGCTGAAGCTATGAGAAGCGTTGACAATGCTTTGATGAGGGAATCCAATCCTAGAATGCCAATTAATAATCCAACTAGAGATAGTAGGGTTTCATTTGGCAAGGGATCTTAACTTTAACTTTAACCTTAGGGAGAATGTACTATGAGTACAACTTCAGCCCCTCGTGGCTTGAAGCCGATAGGAATCCTTGGAGGAATGCCGTTTGCTGGATCAACTAGAGAATATTTAATCAAATCTGGTTACAGCACAGCAATCTTCAATGGGGATGTAGTCGGCTTTGCAGACGTTGCAAACTCTACAGATGATGGTTATCTTGTGAGAGAAACTGCAGCAAGTGAAGTAAACCCAATTGGTGTCTTTTTAGGTGTATCCTACACAGACCCTAATACTTCACAGCCTACTTTTAAGCAACATTATCCGGGCAGTATCTCTGCTTCTGATATTAAAGCTGTAGTAGCAGTACATCCGCATACACTTTACGAAGTGCAAGCAGATGGTGCAGTCGCACAAACTAGTTTAGGTATGACAATAGACCTTGTTCAGACCTCTTCTGGAAATACAACAACTGGTAATTCAGGTCTTCAGGCAGATGCTTCAACAGCTTCTGTTGGTGGTGAGTTATTCAAAATCGTGGACTTTGTTAATAGACCGGGATCTTCTGTAGGCGATACATACACAGACTTAGTTGTGATGTTAAGCCCTGCTGAAAATGCCTTCTTGACAGATCCAATAACTTAAGGGAGTGACATAATATGGCAATAGCTAGAAGTCAACTCATGAAAGAACTTCTACCGGGCTTGAATGCACTATTCGGTTTAGAATATGCAAGATATCCTGAAGAGTGGAAGCAATCTTTTGAGACAGAAAATTCTGAGAGGTCTTTTGAAGAAGAGACAAAACTCAGTGGTTTTGGATCTGCTCCTATCAAAGATGAAGGTGCTGCGATTGCATTTGACGATGCACAAGAAGTACACACAAGTAGATACACACACGAGACTATCGCTCTTGGTTTCTCAATCACTGAAGAAGCTGTAGAAGATAATCTTTATGATTCATTATCTGCTCGTTATACTAAAGCACTTGCTAGGAGTTTCCAACATACTAAGGAAGTCAAAGGTGCAGCCCTTTTTAATGAAGGCTTCACTGGTCAAACAGGAGGAGATGGTGTATCACTTTTCAACACATCTCACCCATTAGTCAACGGTGGCACAAATGCCAACAGGCCATCAACTGCTGTTGATTTAAACGAAACTTCTCTTGAAGCGGCTGTGATCGCTATTGGAAAGTACACAGATGAAAGAGGGCTTAAAATAGCTGCTCGACCAACTGGACTACTTATTCCATCAGATCTTCAGTTCGTAGCTGAGAGATTAATGAAGAGTGAAGGTCGTGTCGGAACTTCAGACAACGATGTAAATGCACTAGTAAGCAGTAATGCTTTAGGTGGTGGATACTCAATTAACCACTACTTGACAGACACTGATGCATTCTTCATCAAGACTGATATTCCAAATGGCTTTAAGCACTTTGTTCGTGTTCCAATGAAGACTTCAATGGAAGGCGATTTTGATACTGGTAACGTAAGATACAAAGGCAGAGAGAGATATTCTTTTGGATATTCCGATCCGCTTGCATACTACGGCTCACCGGGAGCATAAATCTTAGGGGGGAGCAATCCCCCCTTTTAATTTTCTTTGACAGCGTAAGCTGACAGTAGCCGAGACAGGGAGAATATAATGGCTAATACAACTTTTACAGGCCCAATTCGATCAGAAGGTGGGTTCAATGTTATAAATAAAAATGGCACTACTGGTGCTATTACACAAACTGGCTTTTCAGTCAATTCAACTGGACAGTTAGTTTCTATGGGTACAAGAAAAATTCAAACATTTGCAATTAGTTTAGCAGACACAAATGCTGCTGACACAACTTATGCAGACAATGATGTTCTTGTAGAGTTAGGCGAGCTTAACACAGACCATCCAGATGCTCTTGTTACAGCATCAAAATTTTTCATCCACAAAGTAGTGCTTGGAATTACAACTGCTGCAGCAAGTGACGCTAATTCATTAGCAAACTTACAACTTAGTGCAACGTCAGGTACAGCAACTAACGCTGCTATATCTTCAGGCACAGAAATTGTAGGTGCTGGGGTTGCATCATTCAATCCAAGAATTTCAGCAACTGATTCAGTGACTGAAATTGACATTGATTTAGATGCTACTGCTGGAACTTATCATGTATTTGAGCCAAATATCAGTGCAGCAATCGCAAGCAAGCATTTATATTTAGGTGCAGGTTCTACTTGTGACACAGCCTTAACAGCTTTTCGTGGTACTCTTGAAATAGAATACTCTGTATTTTAGGGGGT